TGACTGAGGTCGATCCAATCGCATTGCCGATGCCTGAAATCGGTATCCCTGCTCTGCCTGAAATTGCGGCACTTGATAACGCTTGATGGTATTTGACAAATCAAAGCAGGAGTAAATGAGATGGAAGCGATTGAATGGGGTGCAGCAATCCCCGCTGAAAATAATGGCAATCCGCTGCCGTGGCTTAAGCCAGATGAAAAAATGATGTGCATTTGGAGTGAGAATACAAAGGGCGGGCCATACAAAATCCAGCATATTACTGGCTGGGGCGGTGGCTTTAAAATTCGCCTTCCTGCCGATCATGAATATTACTCTCGCCTGGCGAAATTCAATCCGGGAGAACCGTTGACGGAAGAAGTTGTTCGCGGGCTTGTGCGTAATGATGATGATGCTGAGCGTATGATCGCGGCACTTCGGGTCCGTGGTCTTATGGCCGCCACAGACATTGAGCGCTTTGAACAATTCCATGGCGGTCTCGACAACAATCAGCGAGATATTGCCGAAATGGCCATCAAGTGGGCACGGGAGAACCCTAATGTCGATTGAATACTTCCCCCTTGAAGGCCCTCGGGTATCACGGGATGCCGCCCTGGAATTTATGGTGCATCACCTGCAACTGGCGCACGCTTGCTTCCAGAACACCATTGACGATGCCGATGCCAAGCGCGAAGAAGCGCAACGGCTTTTTCTTGAGGCGCAACAGGCGTATCCCCGATGGGCCGATGATGGCGGGTATGGCCGAACCGAGATGACCAAGGGAAATCCCGACGCGCCTGAGATTGTTGCCGGCATGGAATGGCTTGCCCGAATGGAAGAGATTTACGAAGATCTGACGGACGCGGCGATGCTTGCACATGTGCAGGGAGTCCGTCACCAACTCTAGTTAAAGGATGAAATGATGTCAGACTTCACAATCGAAAAGCCCCAGCCACGGCCCTTGATTATAACGATTTTTGGAGTTGCAGGCGTGGGCAAGAATTCCCTTGCAACTGCCATGTGCAAAAACCCGATTGTTATCCGTGCGGAAGACGGCGTTCAGCGTCAAAGCAAGAAGCTGGAAATGCCCGATGCATTTCCGCCGTGTCGCACCGGCAAGGACGTGATGGATCAGCTTTTGTGGCTGCTGCGCGAGGATCATCCTTATACCGAGTTGATCCTGGATAGCGCTAGTGCAGCCGATGCTCTATTTGTGCAAGACGTTCTCGAAACGGGCGGAAAGAACGGCAAGCCTGCTACTAATATGGCAACCGCCATGGGCGGCTATGGCGCGGGCTATGGTGCGGTCGCAGCATCCCATGGCCGTATCCGCAAGGCGGTGGGCATGCTGAACGAACGCAAGGGAATGCAGATCATTCTTCTGGTCCATGAAGAGCTGGAGCCTGTCCGACTTCCCGATATGGAGGACTATCAGCGATTTAGTCTCAAACTGACGAATGCCAAGAATGCGGGCAGCACGGCGCATTATGTCGATAATTGCGATGCTGTCTTGCATGTCCGTCTTGCCAGCGCTCTCCGTGGCGAAGAAGGTGAGCGCAAGCGGGTAATCAGCAATGGTGATCGCGAAATCGTTTGCCATGCTACAGCGGCCAGCGTTACCAAAAACCCATGGGGCATTACTGAACCGCTGGAATTTGAGGAGGGATCAAATCCGCTCGCTCCCTACCTCGCCCAGCCCGATACCAAGCCCAAGCGCAGAACAAGGCCGGAACCGGAACCGGATGAAGTGATGGAAGAAGCCGAATAATTTAAACAGGAGAATAAGACATGGGTAATTTCTGGACAACAGATGATGGTGAGGACATTCGCGAAAAGGTTGATGCAGATAAGGATTTGCCGGACAATGGCGGAAGTTTCGAGCCGTTGCCAGACAAGACGAAGGTTTTGGCGATTGTCACCGATGCCGGCATCAAGGAAAAAGATGGTGCACAACATGCGTATGCCGTCCTCGAAATAGTCAAGCCCGAAGCCTATGCGCGCAGGAAGTTGTTTCCATCATTCTGGGTTTTTGACGATAACCCTAACGCAGCAGAACCGGAAAAAAAGCGCAAGAATGACAAGCTGCGTTTCACGAAGCTGGACGCTTCATGTGGCGGAAAACTGGCCCGCAAGAATAGCGAGCCGTCTGGCGATGATATTGCGCTGGCATTTACCAACAAGCAGGTAATCGTCCATGTAATGTTGATGACGCCGAAGGAAGATGGAAAGGAACCATTCAACTGGTATTCTGATTATTGGCCAAAGGGCGCAAAGGAAATCAGCGAGGTTGATGTGAAACCCAGGGTCCAAACAAAGCGTCAGGACCATGATGATGATCTCGATGACGAGATTCCTTTCTGAAAAGACAACTGCGGATGTGGCGAAATTGGTAAACGCATCGGACTTAAAATCCGAATAACTGCCGGTTCAAGTCCGGCCATCCGCACCACATGGAGTTAATGTTATGATGGAAATGGATAATTCAAAGATGGAAGAATTCATTAAGGAAATAGAGGAAATCCTGTTTGATCTGATTCGCGAAGGCGGTGGCGATGGTGACACGATCCGTGATTATGCTGAACGTATCGCGGATTTGGTGGAGTTTGATTGATGACACTAACCATCCCTGCCACCACTCTGGCCGCTGCCCTCAAAGCTGCGTCCAGCATCGTCGAAACCAAAAACACCCTGCCATTGCTTAGCATGGTTTGTTTTGATGGGACCACAATTACTACAAGCAACCTCGATATTGAATATCGGCAGGAACTGGACGCAACCGGATCTATTCAATGTGCCGTTGACGCCAAGCGTCTTGCAGCATGGGCCAGTGTGGCATCAGGGACGATCACCCTCGCACTAGATGGTCATACTTTGACCGCTAAGGCTGGTCGATCACGGCTTGCCTTGCCGGCCCTGCCTATTGCCGATTTTCCGATGATGACTGTAGCTAATCTTGGGAAGGCTATGGCTGTTGATCTGGCCCCAATCGCCAAGCGGACGCTGTGGGCGGCGTCAAACGAGGTTACGCGCGCATATCTCAATGGCATTTTCATGAATGATGAAGCGGGTAAGGCACGTTTCGTTTCGACGGATGGTTATCGCGTTGCGTCTGTCACCACGAATAAATGGCCCGAGGGTTCCCAGGATGTCATCATGCCGTCCAATTTGGCAAAGGTTATTGCTGATGCCGGCCCCGGCAATCTCGAATGGTCTGACCGATTGGTTCGTTTTACGGCGGGCAATGTGATGATTACCGGCAAGTCGCTTGATGGCACATATCCCGATTATCGGCGTTTGTTCAGCAAAGTGGCGGGCGATGTTTATGCTATCGACGCTGGTGAGTTTTTGGACGCTGTTCGGCGCGTGCGAATTGCATCCGATGCGCAGCAACGCAAGTTGCGCATTCGCAGATTGGACGGCGCGATTTCCATCAGGATCGAGGGCACTTCGGGTTTTGAAGGTGAGGATGAAATCACTGCGGATTGTGCCGATGGTTTCGAGTGCGGCGTTAATGCAGATTATCTTGTTGGCATGTTGACAGCTTTGGATACTGATGCGGTTTCTGTTCAGCAAAATGGCCCTAGTGAAATCATGTATTTCAGGCCGATTGCGCAACCTGCCGACATGACGTTTGAAGGGCTTTTGGCCACGATGCGGATTTAGGAGGAAGTGATATGCGAGACGTATATTTGACCAATTGTCCGCAGTGCAAGTCAGTAATCGAGCTATCTCCTGCTGATCTGGATGGTATGAATGACGATATTGAAAAGGACATCGAAAGCGCAAGGCGGGACGGCTACGATGCTGGCTACGATGCTGGCTACGATGCTGGCTACGATGCTGGAAAACAGGAGGCAGAATATTCTATCGAGGCGATAGAGGATGGTTCTGAACGCCTCGCATCGGGCCTCCGATCTGACATCTATCGCGCCATCTATGCGGGCGATCTGGAAAAAGCTGAGGACGCAATCAACCTGATGGCCATGGTCGATATTGACCGGGAATTGATTTGGGCGGCTCGCGCTGAAGTAAGGAAGGGGGTGCGGTGTGATGACTAGCGAAACCGGCGATATGTGGCGAGATTGGAAGGACGCTGGAAAGCGCCTGCGCGCCACATACGGCGTCAATTGCCAGCAATGCGCCGTAGCGCGCCCCAAAGCTCACCCATCCATTCTTATGCCGCAACAGCGCTGCAAGGTGGATGGATATCGTGATCCGCGCCCACGTTTGACTGATGCGCAACAAGAGGAAATCACAGGATGGAAGATAATCAGAAATACAACCACCTAACCGACCCGCTGCGCAATCGCTGCATTACCGCATCTTTAGTCGGCGTGATCCTCGGCAACAATCCACACATGACACCAGACGACGCCATGCGCTCCATGGTGCGCGATGCTATGGGTGCGGAACGTGAGTTCACCGGCAACATTGCGACCGAATACGGTAACAACCATGAAGCCGGTGCCATCATCGAGTTTCAGATGGAGACGGGGCTTATCGTAACCAAAGCCCGATTTGAAACGATAGAAGATTGGGCTGGTGTGTCCCCGGATGGCTGGGTTTCAGATGGATGGGGTTTGGAATGCAAGTGCCCGTTCTCGCTTCGGAAAGGCGGGGAATTCAAGCCGATTGCCGATCAACCGCACTACATGGATCAGGTTCAGTTTTCACTATGGGTAACGGGACGCGAGGGATGGCATTTTTTTCAGTGGGCACCGCATAATACAAAGCTGGAGTGTGTCTGGCCCGATCAAGACTGGCGCGACCGTAATCTGCCTGTGCTGAGGCAATTTTTTACTGCGTTTTTATGGGAAATTGAGAATAATGCGGAAGATCATCTAGCCCCAAAGCGCATTACTATTGATACTCCGCAAGCATCAAAAATGGTTCGTGAATACGAGGAAATAGTTGAACAGGCCGAATTGCTCGCAGAGCGCAAGGCCGATCTTTTAAAGGAGATGGTTGCACTGGCTGGCGAAAAAAACGCATTATTTTCAGGGAGAAAGCTAACGTTAACCCGCCGCGAAGGCGCAGTTTCCTACAAAAAGGCACTGGACCACTTCGCCCCAGGTGCGGACACAAGCGCCTTCAAAGGAAAGGCATCGGAATTCTGGGGCTTGAAATAATTGCAGAATTGTCTAGAGTTAAGTCGCGGATAGACCGGCCAGTCGAAAAGAAGGATACCCTCTTCCTGCCGCGATTTTACAAGGGTTAGCCAGAGGGTGGCTAATGTTCTGTGTTTATATCCACTATCGCGAGACTGACGGCCTCCCGTTTTATGTCGGTAAAGGCACGAAAGACCGACCATATTTCTTTTATGGCCGCTCAAAATGGTGGTATCGCGTCCACCAAAAACATGGTTGCCGAGTTGTCATCGTGGTGGGTAACATGTCAGAAGCCGACGCTTTCGCGCTAGAGATGCGCCTTATTTCAGAGATCGGGCGAGACAATCTGTGTAACCACACAGATGGCGGCGAAGGGTGCAGCAATCCATCCCCTGAAACTCGCGCAAAAATGTCAGCCGCAAAAAAAGGTAAGCCAAAATCTCCCGAAGCAATCCGGAAGCATGCCGAAAAAATGCGCGGCAGGAAAATGTCGCCAGAACGCATAGAGAATTTGAGGCAATGCAATCTTGGGTCAAAACATACGCCTGAGACGCGCGTGAAAATGTCGCGATCAGCCAGAAAGAAACCTTCGATTACGGAAGAAACTAGGGTCAGAATGTCGATTGCTCAAACTGGCAGAAAGAACGTCGCAAGCATGTCTGTATACTTCATTACGCCAAGGAATTCGGCATGGTTGCCCAATTCCATGAAATCGTTCGGTGCCGGCGTAGCTGTTGCCGCAAGCCGAAAAGGAATGGTAGCGCAAGCTTCGATCAGCGCCGTCCGATAGTGCCCATCAACCGACTTGAGAATGGAACTTTCGTCAAGGATGACGCCGCCGCATTTGGGCAAGTCATGGTGCGACATGCGCTGATAATTGACGATAGTTTGCGGGTCGATGCCGAATTTAACGGCCTCGCGGTGCATCTGGGCGGTGACGGCAAGAGGCGCGAAGTGGATGACCTCGCGCTTGGTTTCCTTGGCCACAGCACTGGCATATGCCAGTTCCTGCAAGGATTTGCCAAGGCCAGTCCCTTCGAATATCGCGGCGCGACCACGCTTGAGCGCCCATGTCGTAATGTCGCGCTGGAACGGAAACATGCATTCTGGCAAGTCGCGCGGATCGGCAATGCCCGTCATCGGGTCGGTTATCGCCTTTCTGGCGAGGAAGTCCTCATATGGCGTCATCATCATGGTCCATCTGGTTGGGGGTGGGGGTAACGGGGCGCGACGCGCTGTTGGTATAGGGTGCCACACTTGAATGAACCGCGCCACGATCAGGCCGCCTTGCGGGCAGCCCGATGCTCGGCAATTTCCTTTGCGACTTCCAGCGAATAGAAACGCCCCATCCCGCGATCAACCACGTAATATTCAACCGTGCCATCCTTGCGGAAACTGGCGTCGATCATTATGCCGTGGTGGCGAATGTGGTGGGCGGGCTTATTAGTCGTCATCTCTATTCCTCCATCTAACCCATCCCTTATGCAGTCACTTTTCGGAGGCGTCAAGGGCTTCCCGAGATAATTTTTGCGCTCTTGCCGCAAGGTCGCATCCTTGCGTCATGGAGTTCCATTTCGTGTCAGCAATTTCCCGCAAAGCCCTTTCGAGCGTTTCGATGCGGGCGGCTTGAGCGGCTAGGGCATCGCGTGCGGTGGTATATACCGAGACGCGCGCCCTACCCTCGCAGCATGAAGCAATCATGCGCGCAGCGTCTGCCGCTGGCGTATAGTCTTTGGCGCGCTGCTGGCCATTGGTTAGTTCTTCGCTCATGTAATCTTCCAATAGCTAGATGGTTAAAATATCATCGATATAATCCCGACGATAGCCACGCCAATTAAAGTTCCGACAATCAAAAGCGCCGAAACCAATCCCTTCAAATCAGGCATTCAAACCTCCTATGCAAAAAGGAAATCACTTTCCTTGAAAACATGACCGTACCAGCGAGGGGCTGGATCATTAGAAACAAGAACGCCGTAATAGGCAAATTCCGCATTGCCCTTTTCGCCGAAACGAAAACACCTCGTCATCGGAGTATAGTCATACTCATTACGCTGTTCGATAAAAACGCCGCCGCCGAGGGTTGAGAATTTAACGAGCATAAGAGCCTCCGAATTAGCGCCTAGCGGGATTGCCGCGCTGTTAATCCTCTTATGCAGTCAACCTATGATGCAGTCAAATGGAAAATGAATGTTATGTGATCTTCCAATAGCTAGAGGGCTTCCCCGTCCAAGGCGCCAGGTCCAAATCAGGCAGCTTGGCCCTCACAACCTTGGCGTATGACACGGCCCCAGCCTTCTCCGCCTTCGTCACCTTCCGCCCGGCGATCAGGGCGTCCTTGCCCTTAGCCATGGCGGTGATTTCAGCCAGAAGATCGGCCCTGCGTTCGTTCAGGAGGTCGAGTTGTTCGGCTATTTCGTCCCATTCGCGTAGCGCCTTGGAGGCTTCTGGGGTGTCTACCACATGCCTTTTCGCCGCCAGAACATCATCCGGCTCGCGCAAGGC